TTAATGTGGTTATATGAAGGTGGAAAAGGTAAATTAACGATCCCCATGCTGGCAAATGCGGTTATTAAAGGCTGGATCTCTGACAATCAGAAGAAAGAAATTCTGGCAACTAAAAAATAGAAAGAGTGAGGTAATTGAGTATGAAAAATGTATTATGTACAACAGCAGGTTTAGTAGGAAGTTTCATAGCATCGTTGTTTGGGGGCTGGGATACCGGTATAGCAACCTTGGTCCTTTTTATGGGAATTGATTTCTTCTCTGGTTTAGCAGTAGCAGGAATCTTCAAAAATAGCACTAAGACCGAAAACGGGGCGCTGGAATCAAGGGCTGGCTTTAAGGGGCTTTGCCGTAAGTGTATGACGCTCCTCTTTGTTTTAATTGCCTTCCGTCTTGATTTGGCCATTGGTACCAACTACATAAGGAATGCCGTAATTATTGGTTTCATGGCAAATGAATTAATTTCCATCGTAGAGAATGCTGGGCTTATGGGCATACCACTTCCTGGGGTTCTGACAAAAGCTATAGATGTATTAAAGAAGAAAGCTGTAACAGAATAATATGTTGCGACCGTCGCAACTCATGGGCCTGGGATAATCCTGGGCCTTTTTAGATTGGAGGAATCTAATATGGAAATACATCAATTATTAACACCTTACAACTATGGCAACGGTCAAGTGGATCGTATCAAGTATATTGTGATCCATTATGTAGGTGCCCTGGGAGGAGCAGAGGCAAACTGCAAATATTACGCCTCTCAGTATGTTGGAGCCAGCGCACATTATTATGTGGGATTTAACGGAGAGGTCTGGCAGTCTGTAGAGGATAAGAACATCGCATGGCATTGCGGGGCTAAGAAGTATGTACATCCTGAATGCCGGAACGGCAACAGCATCGGCGTTGAATTATGTGTACGAAATAAAGGCTCCCTTGCAGATACAAGCCGGGGCTGGTATTTCGAGGATGTAACAGTTCAGGCAGCCATAAAATTAACTAAGGATCTGATGGCTAAGTACAGCGTGCCTGCCGATCGTGTGATCCGACACCATGATGTGACTGGGAAGATATGTCCCAATCCTTATGTCTATAACCATACACGGCACACCTGGGACGCATTTAAGAGTGCACTGGTGGCAACTCCAGAAAAGAAATCCGGCTGGAATGAAGAGGACGGCGGCTGGAGGTTTTACAATGGAGATACTGACCTTCCGGTTCGTAATGATTGGGTGAATGACGGAGACAAGTGGTACTGGTTTAACGCTGCTGGGACCATGGTCACAAATACTTGGTATCGTTATAATGAGACTTGGTATTACTTAGGCCCAGACGGGGCTATGTGTACGTCACAGCTTGTTGCAAACTCCGGAAAGGTTTACGCTGTGGACAAAAATGGGAAGATGGTCACGGAGCCGTTAATACTCTCGCCGGATCAGGACGGCGCGCTACGGTACCCTGGATTAGTGAAATAGTACTATATTTATTTAGTATATATATCAATTGATAAGATCTACACTTGATGATAATATACAAGCATTCTGAATTGCAAATGAATTAAACAGAATTCTCAGAAACTATAACCGGTTATATAAGAAGCTCATAAGTCATTCATTTCTTCAAGATGACTTTCTTTTCTGTGGCATCATTTATTAATTTAGAATGCTTATAATAAAAAAATACATAAGATAAATTTTGGAGGGACATTGTATGAATAAGAGATCATTGCTTAGAATGGCAACGAGTATCTGTTTTACGGCAATTGTGATGTTTTTAGGGCAAAGTATTTCTTTTGCTGATGAGGTTAAGCCTGTACATGAGTATAATTTCAATAATGATAATTTAGCGAGTGTCTATGATCTTGGCAAAAAAGCATTAACTGGTTATAAGTCATCAGAAGTGGAATATATTCCAAGTTTTAATGAAATGGGAATGGCGGCCCGTTTTTCCGGAAAAAATAATATATCATTTCATTCCGATACTTTACCTAAAGGAGCTAAATCAATTAGGTTTAATATTAGAAAAGATGCTTCAACTGTTTCAACCAAGCAACCGGAACCAGTTCTGTCTAAAATTTCGAGGTCTGGGGATGGGTTGTATATAGGTATTGGAGGACTTCATGAAATTTCTAAGCCTGGCAACTTATACATATTAAATCAAAATAAAGACTTCTCTGTTAATTTTGAAATACAAACACCTGGTAGTATATGTGATGGGCGGTGGCATGATATTTTATTTACATGGGATGGCACGACAAACGCTAATTCAATTAAGTTATATGTAGATGATATGACAACTCCAGTCGCACAAGTAACACCTAATTCAACTGAAAATTACCGAAATGTAACTTTCTGGGTATCGAGTTGTGAGTATCAACCTCCAAATATCTCGCTTAGAGGTTTTATTGGCGATTTAGATAATCTTAAATTATATGATGTAGCAATACCACCAAAATCTGATATATCATCAAACTTAAAAGCCGTTGGTGGAGATTCCAAAGTGGATTTAACCTGGAACGCTGTTACAGATGCAACAAGCTATACTATTAAGCGCTCAACGACTGAAGGCGGTCCATACACAACAATAAAAACTGGTGTGACAGATACAACCTACACTGACTCAGATGTTACCAATGGAACTACATACTACTATGTTGTTACTGCAATTGTAAATGGAAGTGAAAGTGGAGGTTCTAATGAAGCTTCAACGAAACCCACTGCGGACCAGACACCTCCCGCAACGGATGCTAAATTAAAAGTAGTTTTAGAAGTATCTGAAGCCCTGCAATTAAGTGTAGATGATGATTTAGATGTAAATACAGAAATGTCCTGGACATCTTCAGATGATACAGTTGCCACAGTGAATGAAAAGGGTGTTGTTACAGCGTTAACTCCCGGTAATACAGTCATAACAGTAAAAAGCGTAGACGGCTCATATACAGATTACATAAACGTATTAGTCGTAGAGAATGCAGATGATTACAGGCTTGCAATTGATTTGAAAATTGGAGAGACAGCTAGACTTACAATAGATAATCTTACAAACACAGCCAATGTTACATGGGCTCCCATGGATTCATCAATAGCCAATGTAACCAGCAAAGGTAAGATTACGGCACTAAGTAAAGGATTGGTTTTAATAACTGCTAAAGATAATGAAGGAAATATCATAGGCAGGGTATATGTAAGAGTAAGAGAATAGTTTAATTTAGGCGTATCTGGGAAATACATAAAATGCTATATTTTTAAGGCGGGTATCCGGTATACCGGGCCCGCCTTTTTATATAGAAGATTATATCATTTTCTGACTGTTTTTTTGACTGCATTTTGACTGCATGACACTTGGTTTTGACTGCAGTTAGGTGGGAAAGGGTGGTGAGACTGAAAGTCTCTAATACCTCGGTTTTCAGCGGAAAACTACGGTTTTAAAAGGTTTGCTAGTTTTCCAATAAATAAAGCACTTTACATTTTTCTAAAGAAATTTGAAACCAAGAGCCTTTCTGTCATGTTTTGGCATTTTTTCACATATGCTTTACCAATTCTGTTTAAAGGATGCTGTTATGAAAATATATGTGGTGCAGCAAGGGGACAGCGTAGATTCCATTGCCAGTTCACAGGGTATTTCGGTTGAGGCTTTGGCCTATGACAATCAGATCGAACCTCCCTATCGCCTGGCCATAGGTCAGGCGCTTTATATTCGGGGAGATGGTCCGTCGGAGGACAGGACTCCTCTTTATGTATTTGGATACGCCTATCCTTTTATTGATCCGGTGAACTTAGATAATACACTTCCATTTCTGACGGGTAATTTTAATAACTTATGAGTGGGGGTATACATATGAGCCGACAAGATATAGGTAATAATTAATCTTTTAAAAACCCAGTGTTTTAGCGGTTTTCCGGGATATTGGGGAAAATGTTTAATGTGAAGTTCGCCGTTTTTTCGGCGCCTTTTTTATTTCTTTAATTTTTATATACAAATTTAGTATTATAACTAGTTACTTAATTAAGGTATGATAGAAGTTTTTAGTATCAGTTAAATATCATAAAAGTCTAAATAAGACAAATGAATATGGAAAATATTTCCTTTTTGGTATATAATATAAATATTATTGAAATATAGGAGGATATGAGTATGGCTTTAATTAAATGCCCTGAGTGTGGTAAAGATATTTCTGATAGCACGCCAAGTTGCCCACATTGTGGATATCAGTTAAATATTAAAAAGGAAATAGTAAACGAACTGCCTATTACTGGGGGCAAACAAAAACCGAAAAAGAAAGGCAGCGGTTGTTTGGTAGCAATAATTATATTTATTATGATTGGCTTTTTTGTTGGGCTTGTTAACAAAGATCCCATTGCAAGCAAAGAGGCATCAGTAGGATTTGATAAATCTTCAGCCGAAAAATATGATGAGAATGTTTGGCAGGTACTGCTCCAAGTAGTCAAGGCACATAATAGTTTAGTTAAAGGTATGGATTCATATAATGCAGGAAATGTCACTGAATTAGATTTTTACGATTATTGTAAAGAGGTTTCTAAATACGCCCAAAAAGCATATGATACACTTCCTAGAAATAAGGATAAGGATGCAAACAAATATATAGACGCATGCAAAAATTATGCTCTATATTTGAAAAAAACAGCAGATTCACTAGTTACTTACGTTGACTCAAAAGATACTAAAAATTTATCAGCAGTTAAAGAAAATTTAACTAATACACAGCAAGCCGCTACAATTGCAATTCAAAGTAGAGCAGTTTTTTTAACTACATTTGGTTATACTCAAGAGGAAGTAGAACAGATAGCTAATGAGGCAGCAGCAGCAATTGATGAAACAAATGCTCAGCAATAGTAAAATGTTTTTTTACATTAAAGTTCAAAGCACCTGAAAAGGTGCTTTTCTTATATGTAATTCTAAAAGGTGTATTAATTCTTATGATAATATCATAGAAATCCCACTACGCTTCTAAAAGGTTTAAAGATTATAAATCCCTTGCTCCAGAAGGTCAAAGGTTTTGTTTAGCGGCTGCATCTTAGGGAGGGCGGATATGGTTATACTAAAGACTAGATACTTGCACATGGGCCCCATCTTTTTGGATAACCCTGTTGGTAACTATTCATGATGGGCTAAAATCTCGCCTTTAAAACGGGGGCTGCTTCTTTATCTGACTGACTTTTTCTGAGGTAGATGAGATATGAGATAGGTGCCTCCGTTCTATGTTGCGAAAATATTATATAATAGGAACTGCAAATAGTGGTATTGGGTGATTATTCTGGTTTTATATTTTGCTTTTTTCAATCTATTTAATTTTTTATTTTGGAGTTGGTAGATCCCTTGTAATAGCACCGCTTAAGCGCTCAATTGTACTGTGGACTTCCTTTCTAACATCATAGTGTGCACTATTAGCATTTTCTTTTCATCAATATGTTCAAGATGTAATTTCGCCTCAGTTTGTGTTGCCGTAAAGAAGTTATTAGCAAGTTCTTCGTATCAAATGTGATCAAGAATGCTTGGATTCTTTCTTAATCTTTTATTATGTTTAATGTCTTGAGCTGTTAAGCTGCCGTAGATACCTTTATATTTGTAGATCTGAAAGATAGCATAGCAAGAGAGGTTTCAAATCCCTGATCTTTAGCAGCTGCGGCTAGTTGCTTATTAAAAGTTTTCCTTGTATTTAAAATAAAAAGATCAATTTACATTTTTTTAAAAAATTTGAAACCAAGAGCCTTTCTGTCATGTTTTGGCATTTTTTCACATATGTTTTACCAATTCTGTTTAAAGGATGCTGTTATGAAAATATATGTGGTGCAGCAAGGGGACAGCGTAGATTCCATTGCCAGTTCACAGGGGATTTCGGTTGAGGCTTTGGCCTATGACAATCAGATCGAACCTCCCTATCGCCTGGCCATAGGTCAGGCGCTTTATATTCGGGGAGATGGTCCGTCGGAGGACAGGACTCCTCTTTATGTATTTGGATACGCCTATCCTTTTATTGATCCGGTGAACTTAGATAATACACTTCCATTTCTGACGGATCTTTACGTCTTTTCTTACGGATTTACGGAAAATGGGGACTTGGTGCCCCCTATGGCAGACGATGACTGGATGATTGACCGGGCATTAGAGGCTGGGGTTCGTCCGATTCTCACATTGACTCCCCTTGGAGCTGACGGGCGTTTTAACAACAATCTGGTAACAACTATGGTACATAA